AGAGACAGTTTTGTTAGTGAAATTATTATTCGTGAGATTGCAGAAACAAAACCATTTGGTCAAGGTGCGATTGTTTATACGGCAAAATATTACTACGCAAGTGGTAATGTTTAAATTTTAAAATAATGCAGAGCATTATTATATGTTTAGATAGGTAAAGGAAAATATCATGGCAGAGACTAAAGGTGTATCAGGAGTAGTTAAAATTGCTCCAAACGGCACAACTAAAGCGGCAATGCTTCACGTAACAGCATTCTCACTTGAAGAAACATCTGAAACTATCGACGTAACAGCGATGACAGACACATCAAGAAGTATTATCTCATCATTTAGAGGCTTTACAGGCACTATTGATGGATATTGGGACCAAAACGATACTAACATTGGTCACGACTCTGATGCTATCGACGCTGGTTCAGGCGATAACGTTGGAACAGCTCCAAAAGTTAAAGCTGGTGACAGAATCGATTTTGATTTGTATCCAGCAGGTGACGCTTCAGGTAATGCATATTACTCAGGTGACGCGATTGTTACTAGTATTTCTAGATCAGCAAGTTTTGACGGTGCAGTAGAATATTCAATTGCATTTGATGGAACTGGTGATTTAGCATACAACAGTAACTAATAATTAGGAGTTAACGGTGCGTAGTTCCAGAGCAAAGGATATCAAAAGAGATATTAAGCAAAGGTTTCAACGTGCTGTTAACTCATTTTTTGAAGAGCTAAATACAAGTAGTATAAAAATAACGCCCATCCGAACTGGAAGGGCAAGGCGCGGATGGCGAAAGTCCGGCAAATACAGAATAGGAGACAGTGGTGTGATGATAGAAAACCAAGTCCCATATATAGGTTTACTAGATGAAGGTAGAAGCAAACAAGCTCCTGCTGGTATAATCATGCCTGTTCTTCGTAATTTAAATAGAAAGCGAAGCAGACTATGACAAGTAAAATAGAAAATAAATTAATAGACAAAGCAACAGCACACTTTAAAGAAGTGTTAGCTGAAGGACTGAAAGGTCCAATCCATGTTCCAGAGTGGGACGTGGACATTTATTATAAACCAAGCACTACACTAGCTGAAGAAGCTAAAGTAGTTGAACTTACACAAAAAGGTAAGTCAACTGAAGCATTGGTTATTACGCTTATTATGAGAGCTAGAGACAAAGACGGTAATCCGTTATTTGACATGGCAGATCAATATAAGTTGATGAGAGGTGTTGATCCAAAAGTTATCCTAAAAGTAGTTACACAGTTTAATGCAGATGCAGAAAAAACTGAAGAAGCTTTGGGAAACTAAAGGACAATCCTAACATCCTGTTTTTGTATCGTTTAGGTGCAGAGTTAGGACTAACAGTTCAACAGGTAATGCAAATGAGTAGTGTTGAAGTGCAGGGTTGGGTCGAATACTTTGACTTTGTAAACAAAGAACAAAAGAAGGCTCAAAAGAGGAGACGTTAGATGGCGGCATCAACATATGAACTTATAGTAAAGGCAGTGGATCAAACACGTGCGCCTTTACGTAGAATAGAAGGCAATTTAGATAGGCTGGAGCGTAAGAGTAAAGGCGTTACTCTTGGCATGGGTAAAATTACAGCCGCTATCACTGCCATAGCGACAGGTGGTGCTCTTCGTAGCATTGTCAACACTACTGCAAACTTTGAAGATTTAAATGATACACTGGCAAGTGTAACAGGAAGTGCTCGTAAGGGTGCTCAAGCATTCAAGTTCATAACAGACTTCTCAACAAGAACACAATTTGGTGTTGAAGATTTAACCACAACATTCATTAAACTACAGGGTGCTGGTATTACTCCAACTGAAAAACTGTTGTCAACATTTACAGATGTTGCGGCGGTTACAACAGACCAAGTAGGAACACTAACAGCAATTACAGACTTATTTTCAAGAACTACATCAGGTGGTTTGGGTCTTGAAGAACTAAACAGACTAGCTGACAGAGGTGTTCCAGTATTCAAGATGCTGGAAGATCAACTGGGTATCACACGTTTACAAATATCAGAATTTGGTAAAACATCTGAAGGTGCTAGGAAGATAACTGAAGCACTAACAAAAGCAATTGATGAACAATTTGGTGGTGCAACACAACAAAAATTAGATAACTTATCAACTGCACAAAGTAACTTTGGTATTGCAGTTACACTAGCGGCAAACAAATTGGGAACACAATTTAGACCACAACTTACAGCCGCAATAAACGAAGCAACAGAATTCTTATCAGCAAATGATAAACTAATTGAAGCATTGGGTAGTGGATTAGGAACAGCTATTGAAAATACTGCTAAAGGATTAGGTGTTATAGCACAAAATATTGATCTAATTAGAAACGCCGCACTAGCATATATTGGAATAAGATTTGCGGCTTCATTTACAAATCTAGTAGTTAAATTCAGTAGTGCAATCAAAGCTACACAAGGTTTAACAGGTATGTTTAGAACATTTGGAAAAGTAGTTGCAGGAACAGTAATGCGTTTACCTTTAGTAGGTGGTGCACTAACAGCAATAAAAACTGTAGCATTAGGATTAGGTCCAGCTCTACTAAATCCATTTATTGGAATACCAGCCGCAGTGGCGGCCGCACTAGTTGGTGGACTATACATATTTCAGGATGAAGTAGTTAATATAGGTTCAACAACTGCAAGTTTAGGTGAAGTAACTAAAGCAGTATTTGATCTAATAGGTATTCAAGTAAAAGAAGTAGCATCATACTTTGGTAATACATTTAAACGTGTTATAGAAAGTGTAGCAGGATTATTTCATAATGATTTGTTTAGAGGCTTTGCTGATGCGTTTAAAGATATATTAAGAGTAAGCAAAAACAGTTTAAACTTTTTAATAAATTCATTCCTAGTATCATTTGAATTTATAAAAGGTATTGTATTTGGATTACCACAATTCTTTATAGGTGCATTCAATGCAGTGGGTAGCCTAGCAAGTAGTTTTGCTGGTGGATTGATGGAGATCTTTAGTGGTATTAGTGATGGATTGAAACTAGCATTAGAAGGAGACTTTAGAGGTGCTATGGATGCCGTTGCTGGTGGAATGGCTATGGATTTTGGTAATGCTTTTCAAGAAGCATTAGATAAAGTTCCACCAATACTTCCAAATGTAGATGTTGAAGGCATGATGCAACAGGATACATTGAAAAATGTAGTTGATGGTGTAAGTGAAAGTGTTGCACTAGCAATAACAATATCAAAAGATTATGTTGCAAATGGATTGAAACCTCTAACAGGTGCTATTGAAAAACAAATTGTTGTTAATCGTGAAGCATTACAAGCTACACAACTAAAAGCATTTAAAGAGATGGAAGCCGCACATGGTGCCGCTTACCTAGCACAACAACAAGCACTGGCTAATGAAGAAACAAATGCGGCAGTTGAAGGTAACAATAAATTAACAAAAGAAATAGACAAACGTAAAAGTGCAAGTGCAGTATTGATTGAAAGATTACAAGAAGAAAAAGTAGAACTAAAAGATCTACAAGCTACACTAGCAATAGTAGGAGAAATTGCAAGAAAAACAGGTTTAAGTGAAGCTGAATTAACAAAAGCACTGGAAGATCAGATTGCAAGTTTACAGAGAAACAAAACAGCAGTTGATGAAAATGGTAAAGCAAAAGAAAAACAAAAAACAACTGTTGATAATTTAATAGAAAGAATTCAACAAGAGAATAAAGATTTAGCATTATTAAAAAATGCATTGCAAGAAGTAGATAAAATTGCTAAAGCAAATAACTTGAGTCAATCAGAACTTACTGAAGCATTAGAAGCACAGATTGAAGTTCTTGAAAGAACAGGTGAAACAGCACAAAAGACAGGTGAACAAACAAAAACATTTGCAGAACAAATCAATACAGCAATACAACAACAGGGTGAAAGTTTAGCAAACAATCTAGCACGTAGTCTAGCACAAGGTAAATTTGCACTTAATGACTTCAAGAGTTTCTTCAACAGAATACTTGAAGATATTGCAACAATGATTATACAAAAACGTATTACACAACCTCTAGTAGACAGCATACTGGGTTCATTAGGTGGAACTACAGGTGGTGGCGGCATTGGAGGCTTTTTAGGAAGCCTAGGTGGCGGTGGCGGTCTGGGCAATATGTTCAGTAGTGTAAGCAGTGGTATTGGTAGTTTCTTTAGTGGCATTGGTGGCTTTTTTGGATTAGCAAATGGTGGTATAGCAAGAGGTGGAAGACCTTACCTAGTGGGAGAACGTGGACCAGAAATGTTTATGCCCAACACAACAGGTAGAGTAATAAGCACAGAAAATATGACACCAAGTGGTGAAACCATAGTTAATTTTAACATCAATGCAGTAGACACACAAACAGGCGTAGAGTTCTTATTAAAGAACAAGCCACAAATAATAGGAATGGTTAGCCAAGCACACAATCATCGTGGCAGACAAGGAATAACCGGTTAAGGAGAAAACAAATGGGAACAAGTTTAAGAGGAGTATCGGCAAGAACAATAGGATCAACAAGTTCAGCAGTAACAGGAATTAATACACTAAATGATTTATGGCAGTGGCCAAACAATTCATCAAACGGATATGCAACAGATTCAAACGATTGGAAAGCAGATAATAGTGCAGGATTAAGTAAAAGAGTTAATGACATATTAACATACAAATATGCTTCAACTAAAACAGACCTTCTAACTTACACTACTTTAACCAGAACAAGAGACGACCTAAACAGAGGATTCGCCGCATACAAACATTATTTTCAATCATATGGTGATACAGAAAATCCAACATTTCATAAGTTTGCAAAATATCCAATAATGGAATTCCACATTCAACCAAATGGTAGAACTATTGGTGGTATACATTATGAACTAAACAGTAGCACCAATATGCCACAAATAAGAGTGCAGTTCACACACGCACATGAATTTGGTAATGGTGAAGAGATAGAGTTTTTTGGATTTGAAAATGATTCAACAGGAAGACCTGACAGAGACTTTAATACAAAAAGAGCATTTGTAAGTATTGTTGATGGTTTCAATGTAGTTTTACACGAAGACTCAGCTCTTACAAAATTAGAACAGTTTAGTAATTTTCATTCACAAGGAGATTTCTTTCTAACAGCATTAGATGATGGTGGTGGAAGTGATCAAGCAGTATTACACTTTGATGATTTTCAAGAAACATTTTCTACAGGTGATGTATTACAGGTAGCT